ATGAAGTTGAAACAGATAGTACAAATTTTAAAGATGAGAAATGGTATATTAATACTAATGAATCATATGCATTTGGTAGTGGTAAAGTAACTCGATCATGGGGTACAGCTACAGCTAAAAAACATGCAGATACTTTATGGACATCTCAAGATAAAACAGACAATAAAATACCAGAAGGTAAAGATGTAGGTGATGTTGCAGTTGAAGGATTAAAAACAATATTAATTAAAAATATAAAAGCACAAGCTGCAGGAATATTACAAGATACAGATTGGTATATAGTTAGAAAAGCAGATGCAGGTACGGCAGTACCATCAGCTATTACAACTCATAGAGCAGCAGTAAGAACTAAAGCTGCTGAAATGGAAACAGCAATTACAAATGCTAGTAATACACCAGCTTTAGAAACTTTATATACATACACAGAACAAGAGGATGGTTCAGTTACTAGACCATTAGGTGAACTTCCAGTATTGGAGGCTTAATGCCAATAAATAGTTTTTTATATCCAGCACCAAGCACACCCACTTTTGCTTATGAAGTTGCTAACTCATTAAGATTTGATGATAATAGTAGCCACAGTTTAAGTAGAACACCAAGTAGTGCTGGTAATACAAGATTAGCAACATTTAGTTTTTGGTTAAAAAGAGGACATTTTGGTATTACTCCATATACTTATATGGTAAGTGATGGTCTTAATCAATTTGGTATGCACATTGATACTAATGATAGACTTGTATGTTTTCATTATAATGGAAGTGGTTATGACTTTTCATTAACATCTACATCGCAGTTTAGAGACCCTAGTGCTTGGTATCATTTTGTAATAAAAATAGATACAGCAAATGGCACAGCAATAGAAAGATTAAAATTATTTGTAAATGGAGTTTATGATGCTTGGAATACAACTATATCACAGAACTTTGATGGTATTTGGTTAAAAAATTCAACAGCTTATATAGGTTCATCAACAACACCTCACGCACATTATGATGGTTATTTTGCAGAATTTGTTGTTATAGATGGCACAGCATTAGAACCAACATCATTTGGAGAATTTAATTCTGACAGCCCTACAATTTGGCAACCAATAGATGTATCTGGTTTAACCTTTGGTACAAATGGATTCTATCTAGAATTTAAGGAATCAGGAACAGGCACAAACAGTTCAGGAATGGGTGCTGACACTTCAGGTAATAATGGTCATTTTGCAGTTAATAACCTTACAGCAGTAGATCAATCTACTGATACTTGCACAAATAATTTTGCAACATTAAATCCTTTAGCAAATTTAACTGGCTCTCCAACTTTTTCAGAGGGAAGTTTAAAAGTAGCTGGAGATAATAGTGCTAATCATAATTGGCAAACTACATTTGTCGTATCATCTGGTAAGTGGTATTGGGAATTAAAAGATTTAACTTCATCTCCTGATGGCTCTATATTATTTTACGATCAATCAATATCATCAGGCTCACACCCAGGTTATGGTTTTGTTTTAAACACTAAGAAAAAAGTAATTGGTGGAAGTGTAACAGGATCAGCAATAGGTAGTTCGGCACAAAATGATATATGGTCAATGGCTTTAGATTTAGATAATGGTAAAATGTTTATAGCTAGAAATGGAACATATTTATCAAGTGGTGATCCAGCAAATGGAACAAACCCATTTATACAAACTTCAGATGGATTACCAAGTGAGGGTGTTTTTGGTGGTCATATTTATGATGGTTCAATGGAATTAAATTTTGGTGGTGGAACACCTACATCTATCTCATCAGGAAATGCAGATGATAATGGTTATGGTAATTTTGAATATGACGTTCCTGCGGGATTTTATAGCCTTTGCACCAAAAACTTAGCGGAGTTTGGATAATGGCTTATACAAGTATAGACGATCCAACAATTTATTTTACTACTAATTTAAGAAGTGGTCTTTATGGAGGTAGCAATACAGCTTTTAATATAGGATTCCAACCTGATGTAATCTGGAATAAGAAAAGAAATGGAACAGGTGTTCATTCACTTTTTGATAGCGTAAGAGGATTTGGTGCATCAGGAAAAGTTTTATATCCACATACTTCTGATGATGAAGCTAATAATGCTTTAATAGCTTCAGTTAGTAGCACTGGATTTACTGTAACAGCTAGTTCTGATGATACAGGATCAATGGTTGATTGGTGCTGGAAAGCTGGAACATCATTTAGTAATGATGCAAGTGCAACAAGTGTTGGAACAATAGATAGTACAGGAAGTGTATCAACTGATGCTGGATTTAGTATTGTGTCTTATACAGGAACTGGAAGTGCTGGTACAATAAAACATGGTTTATCAGTTGCACCATCTATGGTAATTATTAAAAATAGAGATGATGGTCAATCATGGAGAGTTGGTGTTACTTCTATTGGTTTTGATAAATATTTAGGATTAAATGGAACTGGTGCATCAACTTCTTCAAGTGGTATGTTTAATAATACAGCACCTACAAGTTCAGTATTTAGTGTAGGTACTGATGGGGCTACAAATGCTTCTGGAGAAAAATGTATAGCTTACTGCTTTGCTAATGTAAAAGGATACTCAAAAATAGGAAGCTACACAGGAAATGGAAATAATGACGGAACTTATGTTCACACAGGATTTGCTCCAGCTTTTGTACTTATAAAAAAATCTAGTGCTTCTGGTACTAGCTGGGTTATATTTGATAACAAAAGAAATACTTTTAATGAAAGAAGCAGAATTTTACAAGCTAATGATAGTGGTGCAGAAGAAACATCAGCAAATAGAATTGATTTTACTTCAAATGGTTTTAAATTAAGAGGAACTTGGACAGTAATTAATAATTCTGGAGATACATACATCTACATGGCATTTGCAGAATCACCCTTTGTAAATTCTAATGGTATACCCAACAACGCATTATAAAATTAATTAAGGAGAATAAATGGCATATATAGGAAAACAACCAGTAGTCGGAAACTTTCAAGTTTGTGATGCTATATCCGTAGTAAACGGACAGGCAGCATATACTATGCAAGTTGGATCTACTAATGTGGAGCCAGAAAACGCTA